AGACACATCAAAATGGATAACTGATGAGAATCAAGAAGGAAGTTATGACTATGAATATAAGGAGATAAAAAATGGCGAAGAAAAAAAGCACAGTAAATAAAGCAGGTAATTACACAAAGCCAACTATGAGAAAGCGATTATTTAATAAAATAATGGCTGGAACAAAGGGCGGCAAAAGTGGACAATGGAGTGCCAGAAAAGCCCAGATGCTAGCGAAGCAGTACAAGGCAGCTGGGGGTGGCTACAAGTAATGATAACTTTTATTAAAAAAATTTTAGGTATAGATAACTTAGAATATAAAATTAGATTACTTGAAAGAAAAAACTATTGGAGAGATAAATACAAAATATGGTTAAGAAAATAAAAAAAGTTGCTAAAGCTCTGAAAAAAGCATCTGCTTTACATAAAAAACAAAGTAAGGTTATTGAGAAACATATAAAAGAAATGAAATCTTATGGCAAAAAAAAGAGATCCTAAGGTAGGCACAGGTAAGAAACCTAAGGGATCAGGTAGGAGGTTGTACACAGATGAAAATCCTAAAGATACTGTCGGTATTAAGTTTGCAACTCCTACAGATGCCCGTAAAACTGTGGCAAAAGTTAAACGAATCAACAAACCCTTTGCAAGAAAAATCCAAATTCTTACAGTTGGTGAACAAAGAGCCAAAGTTATGGGTAAGACGCAGGTGGCTAGCATATTTAAGAAAGGTAAGGAATCAATTAGAAAAGGGAGAAAAAAATAATGGCACTCGCAAAGAGTCAAAGAAGTCTTAAAGCATGGGGGAAACAAAAATGGAGAACGAAATCAGGCAAGAAGTCTTCGGAAACTGGAGAACGGTATTTACCAGAGAAGGCTATAAAGAGTCTGTCGTCTGCAGAGTATGCGGCAACGACAAGAGCAAAACGAAGAGGAACAAAAAAGGGCAAACAGTTTGTGAAGCAACCGAAAGGGATTGCAAAGAAAACAGCAAAATATAGGAGGTACAGCTAATGCCAGGACACTACGGTAAAATGAAAAAGAAACCTATGAAAGGTAAAAAAGTAACAGGTAACAGAAAAAAACTAGACATGGATGGAGATGGTAAATTAACCAAAAAAGACTTCGCTATGTTAAGAAATAAAAAGAAGAAGAAAAAATAATGAGAAAAGGACTATATGCTAATATCCATGCTAAAAGAAAGCGTGGTGGTAAAATGCGTAAGAAAGGTGCTAAAGGTGCACCTACAGCTGCTAATTTTAGGAGAGCTGCAATGACAGTTAAGAAAAAATAATGGTAGCTAAGAAATATCAAAACCCCTCAGGTGGATTAAATGAAGCAGGTCGTAAGTTTTTTAAAAGAACGACTGGTGCTAATTTAAAAAGACCTAGTAAAAAAGTTGGTAACAAAAGGAGAGCTAGTTTCTGTGCCCGTATGAAGGGGATGAAAAAGAAACTAACATCTAAAAAAACAGCTAATGATCCAAATTCTAGAATTAATAAAGCTCTTAGGGCTTGGAATTGCTAGTGCAATATTATTTATAAATATAACTATGGCTGATATAGCTAAGACAAAAGATTTTATAAAGGCAGTAGAAGAAGTTCGTCAGGAATATCCTGAAGATGCTATTGAAAGAAAGATACCTTCTTCTTTTATAGCTACAGTTGCAGCTACAGAGACTGGTAATTTTAATTTTGAAGGTGCACCAACTGCACAAAAAGCTAATAATTTTTTTGGAATACATGCAACAGGTGATCAAAATTATATGGAAACATCAGGTGGTGCTAAACTAAGATCTTTTGATGATAGTAAAGCAAGTATTAGAGCATTTATGCAAATAATTGCTAATGATGAAAGGTATGAAGATACAAGATCTGCAATAGAAAAAGGACCACAAGAGATGTTTAAAGGTATGTCTATTTATGCAGAAAATCCTCAGTATACAAGTATATTAAATAATGTTTATAAAAATAGAATACAACCAGTATTTCAAACAGAAAATTTTTTATTACCAAAAAGAAAACCTATAACAGAACAGATGGATAGCTTGCAATAAAAAAGGGAAGCCTAACTTAATAGACTTCCCTTGCAGGCAACACGAAGACCGCTTGACTTTTTAGTCAGGTGGTCTTTTTTTTTGGTCGTAATATTTGTGACGATATAAATTTCTATCACCCCAACGTTTACACCAAAACCAGTTACTTAATGAGCTAGCATAACCTTCTAATTTATTCATAACAGGATTATGCCAAAAGTAATATCTAAACTTTTTGTATAAGTTGTTTAATATCATCTTGTAATTTTCTTCCTACAGAGTTAGCATGATTAATTACAGCAGCACATAAATTACCATGATAAGGATAACCTTTAAGTGCTTCTCTAATTTTAGCTACAGGTTTGCCACCATAATCTATTACAATAGCATTGTCTTTATTAAGACCTATTTTTAATTCAAATAGTATACCAGTGTATTTATCTAAATTATTTTTTTCGGACATCTTCATTTCCTCCTGATACAGGAGTTAGTCCTGCTAAACTATTCATAAGTTTAACAACTTCACCATAAGGCCTAGTCATTAAATATCTCATTATATCCATAAGTTGTTCAGAACTTATAGTATAAGTTCTAGGGGTAGTTCTTTGTTGTGTTTGCTCTTCTTTCTTTTCCATCTATCCTCCTATTAAAATGGTATTTCATTATCATCAAAATGTTTTGCTATAGTATCTAAATTTTCTTTTGCATTAGATATTTTAGTTACTAATTTATCTAATTCATCTAAATGCTGTGGATGTTCTCCAATACCCACAGGATTTTCAAGATAAACAGTAATAGTTGCAATGCCATCTGCAATATCACTTTTATATTTTTGTATTAACGCATCTATTAACTTTTGTCTAACACTCATTCTGCACCTCTAAATTGATAGTATTTATCTTCTATTAAATCTTCATCTAACAAATAAGGATTATCTTTACCTCTTTTATTAAACTCTGCTCTTAGATCTCTTATTGTTTGGTTTAATGTTCTACCTGCATTAAGACATCCACATACTGCATCATCCACTTCTATTATTGCTTGTTTTACTGCACCCATTATTTATCCTCCTTTGGTAATTTATCTCTTAATTTATTTATTCTTTTTTGAGCATATATTATAATATCATATAACCCATTTATCTCTGCAAGTAAAGCCATTCTTTCACCATGACTTAATGCATCTTCACTTATGTTACCTTTTGGTAGTGTTCTCATTTGTTTTTACCTCCATTATTAATCTGCCTAAATACCAATTAGCTTTTTCTAAATCTTGTAAAGGTTCACCCTTAAATTTATATCTAGCTACATACTTCAAAACATTACCTTTCAAGTACCCATGGTATTCATCGCTTGTCATACAATCTTGTATAACTTCTATAGTTTCTTTTTTACCATGTTTATAATGAGAAGGTGAATGTACTTTATCGTCTACCATACTCTCTCCTTATTGCATTATAATCAATTGTTTCCATATTATAAGATCCATTAACAACTTCTCTTTTAACTATAATACCACTCCACCACATATGCTGAGTATCTCTAGCAAAATGTTCTTTATGATTTAAATAACATCCTGCAGATAAAGCATGTAACTTTTTACCATTTGGTAAAGTAGATGTAGCATAATCTAACAAATGACTATGACCTACTGTAGCAGATACTTTGTGTTTTGTCAAGAGAGTTCTAGCTATATTTTCTCCTGATATAGCACTACCAAGTATACCTGATGGAAAGTGGTGAGCATAATATACACCATTTAAAACTTTATTTTGTTTATAAGGAACTTCTTGCCATCCATATTGTTTAAAGTTTAAATCACTAATTTTTAGCGTACCATCTAATTCAGGATTCTCATCTACAAATCTATCTATTCTATCTTCATGATTACCATGTAGCATAATCTTTCTAGCTTTGTGTTTACCTAAACCTTTATTAAATAAAGATAATGCTTCATGTGAGTGTTGCATATCCTTTTGATATCTTCTACCTTCAAA